GTACGACGCTTCTTATTAAAATTGAGAGCACGACGAGCGGTACTCTTGCGTTTGAAAGTTCTTGTAAGTTTCATGTTGTATATCTTACTCTCTTTCACAAGAGAGCGCGGGTGGAATGGTTGTCATGTGGTAAGGGGGTGAGTATTTATAGAGTGCGCGGCTTCGCCGCTGGCACCAGACACGTGCTGCGCACATGGTGGCCTGCCGGGCTCCGCCGGAAGCGGCCACGTCAGTCGCTCCGCTCCCTCCAATAATAATAAAGTAATATCTCATGATAACATTTTATTCCATTTCGAGTAATACAATCCTGCGTAGTAAAGCAGGTAATTGAGGATTAACCTCATCACCCCATTTGAAGATATCCTTCGGATGAAAATTGGAAGTGACAATAAAGGTATCTGCGTGAAGCGCTACCATACCTCCTTTGTTTTCTACGATACACTTGTAACGATCGAACCACCTTAATAGGTGATTAATATCGATACCATTAGGACCGAAATCATCTATAATGACTTCTTTATTACAGAGGTATCCATTCCACCACTTGGTTCTTGGCTCCTTGATGTAAGCTTCTGGGAGATCTTGATGGGCCTTGCGAGACTTGCCTACGCCAGGTGGGCCATAGATCCAAGTAACAGAGATGTTGGGCCTCTCTATTGGGGCTTTGAGGGCCAAAGCGTTTCTGAGCATGTTAGATCCATGATGGATCCAAAGATGGGGGTTGCTTCCGGCGAATTCAGCAACGCCCTTATCTCCTTTTCCGACCAAGGAGATGAACTCTCTGGAAAGTTCGTCTTTATCTTGTCGAGGTCGTCCTGAAGTGAATGAACCACCCTCGATGTAATCTCCAGCCTTAGTGCAATACTCTCTATTTTGTTGAGCAGTACCTCTTGCCCTTTCGAAATGGATCCCAGGGCCGAGGAGATTGCGAACATGCTCGAAAGAATGCCGTCCTGAAAATGAACAGTATCCCTGGAGGTGAGGAGTAAGTCGCTCACCGATTTCTCGACCGAAGACGTAGTACTTGCTTTCCTTTTCAAAAAGCTCGGTGAGGCGAGGAATGTCCCTCTCTTCGACATAATTGTTGAAGGTAAAGACTATGTGTTGTAATCTGTCGTTTGGGTTTTTGCGAGGCATAATACCACCTTCGGTACGCTACGCTTGTTATATAGGCAAAGGGGGGAGGGGTCCAGGGCAACGGGGGTAATAGTAACCCCGTTGCTGCCCTGGTTCCCTAATATTTTATTGATAGTGGGGAAGGAAGCTTCCCGGGAAAGATACAGGGTATTTAACGTCACTGCTGACGACTAAATGGCATCTGCCGCGAAGGACATGTTCCAGTAACGTGTAACGTTGACTGACTTCGCAGTAGAGGAATCTACATTTCCTGCCATTACTAACCATAAATAGGTATTAAGAATAGCAACTTGATCTCCTTGATCTACCTTGTGAACGGGTAACCGATACTCTGCAACGGCAGTATCGGCATCCCTGAGTAAGAAGTTCTTACGATAGAGAATACGACCGACACGTGTATCAAAATCTTGTACAAGGGTTGGGTCCCACCCAGTATTAACCGTGCCGGATACACTACCAACAACGAAGGCCTTGCTGGTCTTGATGAGGATAACTGACACCTGTACAGTGCCCTGATTGGCTGCAACTGTGTCAAGGGTGTTAGCCATACGAATACCGATAAGTCCGCCCCTTACAGTGACGTCACCATTAAATGGAGGTAAAGGAACTGTAGCGTCAGGAGAAACAGCTCCGCCTCCGGCTAAGTAAAATGGCGTAACACCATTCATATAGGATGACAATGGAATGACCACAAGATCATTAGTGTTGGTGTTAGTAGTGATAGTACTAGAAGCAGCAAAAGTACTACGATAGTGATCTTTGTAAAGAGTGGAATTCCAGAGATGCTTCCTGTAAGCCTTCCTGGAAGTCTTCTTTGATTTGAATCTGAGTCCGCCTCCAGATCCGGACTGTGATGTGAATGCATTAGTCTTACGTCCACGTCGGACAGTACGACGCTTCTTATTAAAATTGAGAGCACGACGAGCGGTACTCTTGCGTTTGAAAGTTCTTGTAAGTTTCATGTTGTATATCTTACTCTCTTTCACAAGAGAGCGCGGGTGGAATGGTT